TCACGTGATACGTTTGCTGCTAATAATTTAGTAGCTAAATCACCTTTCATAAATTGTTCTCTAGCAGCGATATACTCAGTATTATTAAGTATAGAATTTTTAAATTCATCAAAACCTACTTCATTTCTCCTTATTTCAGTTTCGTTCATATCATTAGATATTGTATCAGCTATCATAAAGGTAGTACCCGCACCTTTAAAATTAGTACCGCTAACGTCATTACCTTGCGGAGTAGTTAATATACTAGTAAAAGTTTCAAAGTCTTTTATAAGCCTAGTGCCTAAACTAGCTATGACCGTAGCGTCACTGAATAACTCATTAGGATTCATACCCGCTTTTTGATAATCACTTATGATATTTCTAACTTCAGTATTAGCTGTGTGGAAATTTAAAACGTTATTAGTTATATTACTAGCTTGATTAAATGTTTCTTGTTCGTTTTTAATACCTTCTTTATACATGGCGTTACTACCGCCACCAGTAGCACTTTGAGTAATTTCTATCTCACCTGTTTCTGGGTTGACTTTAGCTGTTAAACTAGTAGTATAAGGGAAGTATCTCTCAGGGTCCATCAACGCTTGTTCGTGTGTTAAAGTTTTTACTAAACCGTTATCTAAGGCGTCTATATATTTAGCAGTACCGCTAGGTATAGCCGTAACTGATTTTAAATTACCGCTATCAACTTGTGTTTGTACGTTATTATATTGATCTACGTTTAAAAAACGTTTACTTTTTTTACCGTCATTATCTTCTATAATATAAGTATCACCGTTAGTGTCACCTCTGGGGTCACCTATAGTTATATTTGGGTTACGTTCCATATCTCTAATTTTATAATTAGGTAACATTAATTCTTCAACGGTAACTGTATTATCAGCAGGGTTTACGGTTTCTATACGCACGTTTTTAAGTTTTTCTTCATCACCACTAGCTTTACGTAAAGAACTTACACCGTTAGTATTTACGTATTTATTAGCTTCTACCTGACTTAAAAATAACGGGTTACTATAGTCAAACTTACCGTCACCACCTATTTGATAATATAAATCCCTAGTACCGAAATATTTATTATCAACTAGTTTTTTAGCTAACTCGTTTTTATTTTTCATAGTGTCAACAAATAACTCCTTAGCTATTTGGTCAACTTTTGCTGCTCTATCAAACTCGAATTTTTTCTTAGCGTTATCAAAAGCTGCATCTTCTTGGTTTTTACCCGCTAAATATGCAGTTGTAGCTCTTACTAATTTAGCTTTATTAGTGTCACCTCTTAACTCAGAATTTTTTAAGGAGGCACCTAAAGCATATAGCGGTAAAGCTCCGCTAGGTTCTTTAATAAATTTTTTGTAGTCTGGGGCGGGTAAACTATCAGCTACGTATTGCCTAATAGCCCCTAATTGTTGATAATCTTCAAGGTCTGATAAACCGCTAACTACGTTATATAAGTCAGTTATTTCTTTAACGTCAGTAGTAGTATCTACCGCACCTTTGAATATAGCCGTTCTTGATTGGTCAGCTAAACTACTATTTTCGTCAGCTGTTACTTTATCAGCGTTTTCAATAACTGAATCAATTATTTCTTCATCAATGTTAACGTTACTGCTTATTGAAGGTATACCGTTAGCCATTTAGGACATCCTTTGAAGCGGTGCTCTATTTCTCATAAGATCATCTGGACCTTGAGTAGTTGGTCTGTTTACTGAAAATCGGTTTTGAGCATTAGCTAATACTTCAGGGGGTAGATTAGCTAACATGTTTGAAGCTCTTGGAGAACCACCGCCAGAGTTACCACCACCGCCAGAGCTACCGCCACCTTTTAAACTTCTAAAGTCTTTAACAGCTCCTACTAAATTAGTAAGGTCGCCTAAACCTAAACCAGTATCACTAGGTTGATCATAACCTTTAGTAATAGTACCTAAGTTAGGCACTATACCGCCCATTATATTAGCGTATTGACCTAGTATATTAGTAGGTAGGTTATATTTACCTACGAAGTCACCGTAAGCCTCGCTTAATCTAGCTTGGTCCATGGCACGTTGCATTCTACCCATGTTTAACATTCTGTTAATATCTTGACCTTGTAAACCGTATTGAGTAGTACCTAAATTACCTAAAGCACCAGCTATACCCGTACCAGCTTGTCCGCCTCTTAAACCTATATTAGCCATGTCAGTACCTAAACCGCCCATAACTCTACCGAAGTTAGCTCCTAAACCGCCTAGTCCTCCAGCTACGTTACCGTATATACCCGCTAAATTAGTACCTATGCCCGCTAACTGACTACCAAACTGACCCATCATACCCGCTTGACTCAACGCTCTACGTCTTGCTGCTTCATCAGTAGATATAGCTTGTTGCATAGCTCTATCAAAACCTGCTCCACGTATGTTAGCTACGCTACGTGTTTGTGCTTCACGTAAAGCTCTTTCTCTTTCCTCAGCACCTAACCTAGCTCTACTACCGCCAAAAGCTCCTTGACTTATAGCCCTAGCACTACCTACCTGTTCTGATTTAGCTCCTTGTTCTTCAAGATCTTGTAGTGTACGTTGTACTACTTGGTCTTCAAAAGGGTTCATAAAATTACTTACTGCGTTAGGGTTAAAACCCCCTAAACCAGCTTGACTACCAGCTATACCCTGACCTATAGCACCAGTACCCGCCATAGCTCCGCTTAAAGCTGCACCTGGAGCTTGACCGTATAAATTACTAGCTTGGTCAGTTAATTGACTTAAACCCGTACCAGCTGTGCCTATCATACTTTGACCTTGTGCACCTGAGCCTTGTATACCCGCTAAACTACCCTCTAGTATATTACCAGCTCTATTTAGTGCGGGTTGGTAACTGCCTAAACTATCAAGCGTCATACCGAAACCTGCTCTTTCTGCTGGTGAAAAACCAGCTATACGTGAACCATAGTCAAAAGGAGTTAAGCCTTGACTTAAACCGTAAAGTTGGTTAGTAAACATTTGATTGGCGATAGGCACCAACCCAGGAACTCCAGGTAAACCGCCTTGATAAAAGTCCGTAGCGAACCTCGGCGGAGCGGTAGTTTGCATAAAGGTTTGTTGATTACTAGTATCTGTACCGTTTGACATTATGCCCTACCTATGCCCATACTTTGGGCTTTTTTCTCATTTTTATTCATCATAGCGTATAAGTTACTAATACCTTTACTATGGTCACCGCCACCTATACCTTTAACAGCTTGTTTAGTCATTACGAACTCACCGTCTGCTAATAGTGCGGGTACGGTATCTTTATCACCTGAACCCATAGGGTCACTAATATCACCACCATGTTCTCTTAAATCTACTTCCGGTATTTTACCGCCGTCCGCTAACCGTATAACTCCGCCGTCTTTAGCGGGGGTAACTATGTCAAAAGTAGGTAATTCAAATAAATCTTGTTGTTCTCTTTTTCTAATTTCGTCTAATATAATAGCTTGTAAAGGGTCAGCCATTGCTGTGTCTACTAACGTACCTGTAGGTATACCCGCAGCAGTTTCCGTAGGGAACGGACTAATAGCCCCGCTTAACCCACCGCCAGCACCAGCTCCGCCTAAACGGTCGCCAAAGTAATCTGGTGTTGTGAATCTAGTTTGTTCATCTTCAGTTAAACCCTCAACTCCACCAGCAGCACTAAGTAATCCGCCTGCTAAAATACCTTTTTCGAGTGTGCTTAAACCTTTAAAAGCTGGGCTAGTTAAACTAGCACCCGCCATGTTACCAGTTAATAAGTTTTGGAAGTCAGCCCCCATACTTTCAAAAAGTCCTGGAAGACCTCCACTCGTAACTGTTTTACCACCTGCAGAACTAAGTATATTTGATGGTCGTAGTAAAAAATCTTGACTAAAAGGGTTGAGTGATGATAGCCCTTGACCACCTTGCAGACCTGCACCTTGCAGCATAGCTGTACCGCCACGGACTTTTAAAGCACTAATGGCACTTTTCTTTAAACCTCTGCCTTCAGCTAATGAGCCTATACCTTGACCTATAGCAGCACCTGCTGGTCCACCGATGGCGAACCCTACAACAGTCGCTATGTCACGAGTGCTCTTCTTTAAAAACTTGCCTATCTTCTTTATAAAACCCATGCTTCTTCTATTATAAAGGCAAAAATCAAATAATTATAGTGGTATCTCCTTTGTTGACTATGGTCACTTTACCTACTGAACCTGAAGCTTCAAAGCCTTGTGGCTTTTTAGGGGTACTTATATTTTCCCATTTATTACCCGTATACACCTGTAAAGCCTCAATAGTTGTGTTCCATATAATACTACCCGCATTGAAATTTACCTTGTTTAACGTTTCTCCATCTATTTGTCTAATATTATCGGGGTCAAACTGACCCAAGTTAAGTTCAAGTATTCTTACTAATTTATTGTAAGTTAAAGGCGTTACATTATCGCCCATCTCTAATGGTAAATTAGTTGCTAAAAGTTTACTCATCGTCTACCGTCATTCTGTATATCCATCCTGAGTAAACCTAGTCTCCACCCTGTATCATCGTTTGCGTTAGTATCATCATCGTCTGATTCTAAACGTACTACGGCTTGTCTACCTCTAGCTCTAACGTGTGATTGCGTAGTGGAACCGCTTATAGCGTTAGTGCTTGAAGTACTTAGTGACTCACCTGGAAAATTTCTTGTTTTTAATACTATGTTTACCTGACCGCCATTACTATTATTTAAAAACCTAACGTCAGGTATTATTCTTCTTATAAAAGCGAACTGATCACCGTCGCCTATATCAAAGTCTGAGCTTTCTATAAATACATCAGTCATAGGATTACCGTCATCGTTATAACCGAACTCGTGTTGATACAAATAATTATCAGCTGTAGCTCTAGGATAATCTACTGTACCTTGATCAAGCCAAGCTGTACGTGATATTTGACCGTAAGTCCAAACTTTATCAGCGTAATCAAAAACTACGTAACGGTCTATCTCTATACTATTAGCTGAACAGTAAAACCAACCTACTTCATCAAACTCCGTATTAGTAAACCCAAAAAATTTAAAAGCCTGACTGCTGTTTAAATCATCAAATACATAACTTAATACGGTGCACGGTAGTTTCTGTACGTTACCGTTATAAACGTAAAAGTTATCATAACCCATCCAGAACACACCGTTAGGAGCGACTACTGCCCCGTTAGGTGATATTAAACCACTAGCATTATTGATTAAGTTTAAACCGAAAGTAAAAGGCGGTCCAATAAATTGCATACTGTATAATGCGGTATCACTCCATATTAATACTTCTTGTCTAGCTTTTACTCCGCCTATGATTTTACTACCTTCAGATAACCTCAAATCACCCGCTGTATTAGTAAGTAAAGGTTCAAACTCTGTAGCACTTTCTTGGTCACTAAAAGCTATTAGCATAGGGTCAGAAGTACCACTACGTGAACTACCTACTATAGGGTCAGCTCCTAAAACTATTATATGTCTATCAGTTTCTGATACTAATACCTGACTAGCTTTAGTAGGGGCTAAGTTACTACCGCTTAAACTAGAAAGTTCTACGGCTCTATTAGTAACTCCGCTACTTTCATCCCAGTAGTATATTCCTCCACCACGAACATTGATTAATAAATCTTCACCGAAATGATCGTGTGTCCATAGCCTTAATTGATTAGAGTCAGTAAGGGCTGTATTACCGCCCCAATTACCAGAGTTCCAAGTACCACTACCGAAACCTGAGCTGTCTACGTATACATCTAAACCTACGTTTATTTGGTAAGCTCCTACTACGCTACTACCCCCGTTACCGCTATCACTTGAGTTAGCTGTAACGGTACTACCGCTAGTATCTTTAGCAGTTATTACGTAATTGTTATTATCAGTAATACTAACTATTTGATATTCTTGATTTAAAACTGCTGCGGTTACGTTACCTCCTAAACTAGCTGCACCGCTAAAAGTAACAAAATCATTTTGTACTGCTCCGTGTGCTGTATCTGTTACCGTTATTGAACTGCTACCGTTAGTAGCACTAAACGTAACATCACCCGCACTAGTAGTAGTACGTAAAGGAGTAACATCATTAAAATTAGCACCTAACTCAATATAGTATTTTAAATGTGTACCTAAGCCTAAGTATTTAGTACCCTCTAAATCAATCCAACCTATCAAAGCTCTACAAGTACCTAAAAAAGTATTTAAGTTATCTTTTTGCCAACCACCTATTTTTTGTGGTAAACCAGCTTTAAACCTTACTTTATTAACGTCAAACCAACCGCCCTCATTAGAATATGCTGTACCTTCACGCATAATCCCAGGTCTGAAATTGATTTTACTTATAGCCATTTAAACCTCGTGCCACTCCTTACCTTCAAATAATAAAGCTTCTGCTTCACGTCTGCGTATTAAACCTTGTTTTACTACGCCCCCAGCTTTATTCCACCTTTTTATTTGATTAGGAATATCATCCCAATCTTTATTATTTAACCTTTGTAAAAGCGTACTTGAAGATAGGTTAGATGGTCCAAGGTTGTAAACCCATGATACTAAGGCGTCAAACTCATTTTGTTTTAAATCAGATTCTACCATATCGTTTACATAACCTTCGTACTCACTCATCTCTTCAGTAAGTAATTTATCAGCATCTTCCTGTTTAATAGTATCGCCTTCTTTTACGCCTTTAGTTGAGCCGTAACCTATAGTCCAAACTCCAGCAGCACACTTGTACGCTTCGAGCTCACAGCCCTCGAATTTTTTAATCAAGGCAATGCCCTCTTGTGATATTTGCATTTTACTCTCCTTTATCTGGGGAGTGAGAAGCTCCAAAATAGAACGAAATGATAGCACTAGCTAAACCTCCTAAATAACCCAACACTAAATTAATTAACGCTTCACTGTTTTGTTCTGGTGGTTGTAGGGTAACTAAAAATATGTAGCCTAAAAACCCACCTATAGTGAATAAACCTATTATCCTAGCTGTCCAGTCTTTACTGAACATACCTCTAGCATGTTGTTTATCTTGTGTTTCAAGTTTAAAAACGTCAACGTCTAATTCTTTCATTTGAACTTCAAACTGTTTTTCAGCTTTTTTAAGTTCTAACATTTGTTCTGGCGTAGCATTCTGCATCGCCTGCTGTATAGATTTTTGATCATTAGATACGCCTAATACTTCAGCTATTTTACCCATAGCCATGTTACCTAATGGTCCGCCCATAGCTGAACCTATTGTAGGAGCTACCGCCCCAACTATATTTTTTAATAATCCTTTCATATTACCACCGTTACTACCGCTATAGTTAAAGCTCCTATAAAACTAAATACGCCAAACGTAGCCATTTTTATAGTATTGTTTATCGAAGCTATTTCTTGTTTAATATCAGCAAACTCGTTAAAAGCAGTTTTCCAACGTTCTGCGTTTTCTTTTTTAGATACCGCTAAATCTTTAGCTACATCTTGTACTGTAGGAGTTCTCATGTACCTACTTTTTTCTGTGCTGCTTTATGTGATTCAGTAAAAGTTTTACCGTTATTCATCATAGTTGCCATCATTTTCATATGTTTTTTAGTATGATGAACAGAATGATCTTTCATTAAATTTTGTTGTCTAGTATTAAGACCTGATATATCTACGCCTTTAACAGTAACTTTTTTAGTTTTCTTTTTACTACCAACACCGCCATCACTAAGTTTTAATCTATTTATTTTCATACTTACCTCACCGTGTATATGTTTAAATAATCTTTTTTACCCTTTACTTTTATAGGATCTAATAATTTTAACTTAAAATCGCAACTTTTTTTAGTATTTTCTCCTATTAATAAATCTACGCCTACTTCTTTAGTTGCTGATTCAAGTCTAGCAGCAGTATTAACAGCGTCTCCTATAGCACTATAATCAAACCTTGTATCGCTACCCATGTTACCTATAACAGCTTCACCAGTGTTAACGCCTATACCTATTGATATAGGTTCAGGTAATTCTTTTTGTAACATACGTATACCAGTGCGTATATCTTGAGCACATGTTATGGCTTTTGATTCATGATTATCTAACTCTAATGGGGCATTAAATATAGCCATACATGCGTCGCCTATAAATTTATCTACCATACCTCCATGTGCCTGTATACAAGTTACTTGTACTGTTAATACTTTATTCATTATCTCAGTAACTTGTTCAGGTGGTAGTTTTTCACTTAAATTAGTAAAGCCTCTAACGTCAGTGAATAAAAACGTACAGCTTCTAGTCTCCCCGCCTAACTTTAATAAATCAGGATTATTCTGTAAACGTTTTACTTGACGCGGGTCAAGGTAGTGTTCAAACTGTTTTTTAATTAGTAAACGTAATTTGTATTGTTCTCTAAACCTAAGGTAAAAAGCTATAGCCCCGCTTACAAATTGGCTAATAAGAGTCCAAGTAATGTCTATAAGTAAACCTTTATTGATTAAATAGTAGCCCCCTAAAGCCGTTATAGACGCCGTAAGGACACTAAATACTAAACCCCACGTAATACCTAGTTTTATTAGTAAAAACCAAATTAAAGTAACCGTAGTCAATAATATTAATAACTCAACAGCTAGTGACCAGTCGGGGATATAAGGGCTGTTTTGAATCAGTATACTTTCTGATAATGCTGCCTGTATTTTATGCGGTTCTAGTAATCCAGCAGGT